AAGGAGGAGCCATCCACGCCTAGGATAGTGTAGTATTCCGAGCCTATAAATAGGAGGTAGTTCTGCATCACGTACGACGAACTCACGCTGTCTGGGCTAAATCCCGTGCCGTTCGACACGGGCAGCAAAGCCTCAAGGTCGTCGTCCGCGTCAAGCACGAGGCCGTCGTAGCCGACCTGTCCTATCTTCCTTTCGATGACCCTCCTGTAGACCTTCACCTGCTCCCCGCCGAGGTCTCCCCCTTCGTACCCTTCGATGTAGAAACGGTCCTCGCCGGCTTTGAATGACCTGATCCTGTAGAACAAAGGCGAGGACCCCCAGTCCATGCAGACGTAGTCGCCCGCCTTCAGCCTGGATCTGGCCTCGAATCCGGAGGGCGAGGAGACCGCCACCAGCCCCAGGGCGGTCACGCTCTTCGAACCGCCGTCCGACGACTTGACAATCAATCCGCCTTTCATGAGCACCCATCCCGACACGGGGTCGATGTCGCCCAACTCCTCCAGGAGGAGCGTGTCGTCGGGGAATATGTCCATGACCTTGTATTCCTTGTCCAAGTGCCGCAGCGTCCAAGCCTCCCCCTCCGAGACCCCGTCGTCTATGTCCTTTTGAGTCACGACGCCGGTGAGGTGAAAGTCTGCATCCTCGTCGGAGAACACGATTCGGCTGACCTGCGTCACGTCGACCGTGAGGTCGGCCAGCTTGTTGGACACCCTGTACTCGAACAGCGGTCCGACCACGGACGAGTCCACCTCGCCGTATATCTCAGCGGACGAACCATCGACGTTGACGAGGGTGTAGTTTCGGGTGGACGCCCCGAGTACCTCCAGCAGGTTTCCGCTTTCGAAAGGGTCTGGGTCGAGTTCGGAGGTGTTTATGTTGTATGCGCCGAACCCCTGCGTCAGCCCCCTGAAGTCGGGGTCGTTCAGTTCAGACTCCGAATTGAGCGCGCATGGGTAGAGGCAGACTCGGGAGTTCCTTATGGTTCCGTGCCACGATGTGGAGCTGGAGGGCGAGTTGACCGTCTCGAGGCTCGCGAGCAAGTCCCTCCTGACGGCGTCGATGTCCCTGGAATCCACATCCCTGTTGAATATGTGCTGCGCCTCACCCGCCAAGATCGTCTCGCCGCCCGAGACCCTCACGAGCGTCTCTATCCTCTCCTCCGCTGGCCCGAAGAACTCCGTGCGCGAACCGTTCAGGTTGAAGGTGTGCACGACCGAGTGGAACGGCATGAACTCCTCCACGACCTGCAGTGCCTCGCCGAAGCTGGCGTCGGAGAGCCCCTCCACCTCAAGGTCCATGTTGAACATGCTCGACTGGCACGATCCGCACGGGTCCAAGAAGTCCTTGTCTATGTCGCAGGGGTTGATGCTCTGCCTCTTGGAGCCGTTGTACTCGTCCATGTTGTAGGCGTTTTCGGAGTATGGAAACTCCGTCCGCACCCAGCCCCACACCACCGGGTCGGCGATCGGATGCCTGACGGGCACTAGAACCGGCAGCATGGGGTCGTCCTCTTCTATGACCCGCGTGTTCCAGTTCTTCGGGGGGTACTCTTGACCCCTCTCATCCCTCATGTCCATCAGGGGAAGCCCGACGATGTAGTCCTCTAGGCTCTGTCGGCCGGCGGGTATCTCCCTGGTTGCGTACAAGACCCGAACGGAGTCGCCCGAAGATATGGAGCCCATCCATGTGATGGAGTCCTCTTCGAACAACGCGAGCGATGCCGCGTCCGAAGTCACTTCCTGCCATGAGCCGTCGGCGGGCCTGTAGAAAAGGCCGATCAAGTCGACGAACTTCTTGGAAAACAGGAAAGTCTTCGAATCCTCGTAGTCGAAGTGCTCCTGGAAGGTGTACTCCGAGACGACCTGCCAGAGCCTCGTCAACTTCACGAGTTTCATGCCGGCGTCGCCGAACGCCCCCGAAAGGCCAGAGATGGTGCCCTTCTTCTTGAAGTTGGGCACGGCCTTCTTGATCTGCCTCCTCCATAGGGTCGGATCCGAGGACTTGATCCTCAGGGCGAACATGTTCGAAAGGAGCGGCAGCAGCTGCTCGTGCGTGGCGTTCGAGTCGAGCAGGTCGATGATCTGGTTGGCGAGGTTCTCTATCATCGTGAAGCCGGCCCCCACGGATTCGTTGAGACCCTTCATGACCATCGGGCTCAAGTCCCCCTCTGAGATTCTGCTCTTGAACATGTCGGGCGTGTATCTTTCGAGCAGCATCTCGTACTTGCGGGGATCAGTCCTGTGCGTCGGTATGGCCGCCGTAAGCCCCACGCCGCCCCCGAGGGAGAAATACATGTGGGCCGAGCGGGACTCGCCGGACAGGTTGGGCCTCCAAGTCCAGCAAACGAAGTAGTCCCCCTCCCGCAGACCCGACGGATCCCACAGAATCTCGAACTTCCCCGGGACGGCCTCGTCTCCCTCGTACACTTGTGCTAGGAGGTTGTCTCCGATCGTCTTGTCGCGCAACTCTGAAGGCACCATCTCCGGGTTCAACCATGCGGGGTAGAACTCGCCCGTCCTCGGGTCCGTGTTGCCGCCTATTACCTTTACGACTTCCGCATCCTTGTAGTAGAACTCGCTAGACGAGGCCGATTCGGAGCGCATCGCGGCCAATTCGTTGACCACCGATTCGCTTACGGCGTCGGGGGAGGAAGGGTTCCCGTCATGCGAGAACTTGACGAAGCTCAAGGGCGTGGATCCGACGGAAACGGAGCCGACGGTGACGAGGTACCAGCCCCCCGCAGCGTTCTGCACTCCTTCCTCGACGAACACATACGACCCGGGAGCAAGGGTCGTCGAGTCGCTGGCCCTCGACCAGTCGCCGGATGATGCGTTGTAGATGCCGTTCTCCACGGGGTCGGATTGGTCCTTGACCAGGACTCTGTCGCTTTCCGAAACAGAAACACCGTCAACGGTCTGCAGCCCGGACAGGTTCAGATTCTCCGTTGTCGCCACCACTACCGGGTCTTTCTTCCGCACGCACACGAACCTTACCGCGTCCTCGTGCCTCTTGACTAGGCTCTCGTCCTCGCGCACCAGTTCGTAAGTCGAAGCGGTAGAGTCCGTGAACTCCCTTGTGACGAAGAATATCTTGATCGAATCGACCCTGTACGGGGTGGAGGGGCAGCCGCTGCCGTCCTTCGTCTCTATGACGAATCTCACGGAGTCCTCTATCGATATTTTCTTGTCAACCCCTACTGTCTTTATCATCTTTCCTCACTGGTACATGAACGCCACTTCGACGGTGCCCGGCCTGGCTATCTCGTAGAACTTCGTGCGTACATTCTGGCCGGAGTTGTTCTCGTCGTTCGTGGTGAACACTATGTCGAATCCCTCCGCCTGCTTCACCGACGCCAGGGCCTTGACCAGGTCGACCTCGCGCAGTTCCTTGCCGTAATCCCAGCTGGAAAGGGCGAAGAATTCGTCGATCTTGTTCGTCACGTTTGCCCTTATCTCCTGCTCGAACTTCCTGTTTATCCTGGAGGTCTTGACCTCCACGGAAACGTCCACCTCCACGACGACCCCGTTCTTGATGCACACGTAATCCGTGATCATCTTCTTTTCCTCTAGCATCTCGGCCAACTCCATCTTCATGTTGTCGTCGGCCTCTGTGAGCCCGTTCGACCCCTCCCGTGCCAGAACGTAGATGTCTACGACGTTGCCCGCGCACCCGTGGTTCCTCAATACCGCCGTGCTCTTGCCTATCTGGCCGTTGTACGGCGTCACGAACTGGTCTGTTAGGGTCTTGTAGTCGAGGCCGGTCACCGCCCGGTCCTGCGTTCTGAGGTAGAACGGCAGCTTCCTGCGTATGTCCTCGACGGTGTCCCCGTTGTATCCGTTCTTGCCCCTCGTGTAGTTGCGGAGCGTCACCGGTATGCCGCCCGTTATGCCGTACACCCTCGCCTGAATCTGCGTCTCGATGTAGCCGGTGACGATGTTCCCTATCGTGCCGCCGCCCTGCCTGGCCTCGATCTGTATCTGGCATCCGTTCGGGGGGCTGAGCCCGGCCTTGTTGTTGCCGAACATGACGTAGGCCCTGTACGAGGAGTCGAACTCCACCCTGTACTCTCTCCTGGGCTGCGAGTCGCTGAAGTACTCGACGCGGTCCCAGAGAACGCCGTCGACCCTCACATTGACCGATTCGTATATCACGGAGTCCTTGGTGGTCGAGTAGCTTTGGAGCGTCTGGCCCGTGCCCGTGTAGTTGTCCGTGAAGGTCTTTCCCTCGATTCCGACGATCGAGGCGTTCGAGAACGAGCCGGCCGGGATTACGATGTCCTGGTTGAACTGCGGCCTGTTGCGCGAGTCCGCGGCGAAAAGCTCTATGGTTATGAGCCCGTCCTCCGTGGCCGTGTCGATCGCTATGGGCGTGCTCAATACTATGTCGGAGTCCAAAACGCCGCTCAGGGTGGCCGACCACATTGAGGTCGCAGGAACCGGGGGGGTGGGCTTGAAGCCCACGAGCCGGCAGAGCCTGAATGCGTTGTCCGGCTCCGTCACCGTGTCGATGAAGAGCTCGTTGACCATCTGGTCCATCTTGAAGGAGAGCATGTCCCCCACGAAGGCCCAGTTCTCCATCAGCATGATCGCTATGGAGCCTTCCACGAGGTCGTTGAAGGTGTTCGGAAGAACGCTCCCCTGCTCTCCGAAACGCTCCCTTATGAACTCCACAAGCCTCGTCTTCAGCGACCAGAAGTCCTGGTTTGTGTAGTTGAGGCTGAGAACCTTGTCGTTCTTGAGTGGGTTCGACCTTGCGAAAGGAGCTATGTCGAACGGGCAGTTTTCAGGCATCGTCAACCTCCGAGGGGTATCTCAAGTTTCAGCTCCTGGATGTTCCGTATATCCTCGAAGTCCGTGAACTGAATTCGTATAAAGACCACATGATCCAAACTCTCGCGGTTGTCCATGGGGTTCAAGGAAGGCGCCATGTCCCTTCTGGAGTTCGTAACGTCTATTGCGGTGACGGCGATCCTCGGCTCCCAAGTCCTTATCGATTCCGCTATTACGGCCCTTACGCGGTCCACGATAACAGAGTCGTTTTGCTCGAAAAAGAACTGTTTGAGCGGGGTTCCGAACGAGGGCAGCATCACCCTTTCGCCGGGCTCCGTGAGCAAAAGGACCAGCAAATCCGCCTTGACTTGGTTGACGCCTCCTTGGGACCTGAACAGTCCCAAGGGATGCCTTGTTATTGGGTAGGGAGCTCCTTTGAAGTTCATGCCGTGCTTCCTCCGTCATAGGACGAGGGCTTGTTGCCGATGTAGGGCGGCGGGCAGTTCTCGCCTCCGCACTTGGAATTCGGCGCCAGGTCCAGCTGGGTGATGCAGCGTGCCTCGAGGGAGGCCGACGCGAAGACCCTGTCGCTGGCGACGAGCTTCGACATGCCCGTGTCGGGATCGCCCATGAGCACCGCCACCCTTCCGACGCACGGCCCGCACTCCTTCGTGTCCGCGTCCGGAGGCGGCGGACAATCCTTGCCAGCCAGAAGGAAAATCACCCTGTCCGCGAGGAACGCCGTGATCTCCGCCTTGTTGAAGTAGAAGTTGCACGAATAGTGCACCGAATGCTTGGATACGGCGGTGAACCAGTTTCTCGGCCCGAGGCACCCGCCCTTGCAGAAGTCCTCTTCGGAGTCGTCCTCTCCCTCCGTCTTCTTCCTGCCCGTGCCCACCACGGTGACGTGGTCGCCCACGCTCATGCACACGTAGTCGCCCGCGGCCCGGACCCAGATGTAGCCGCAGTCGTCGCTCTCCTGCATCTTTATGAAATGCGGCCCGCAGCAGGCGTCGTACTGGGGGGCCATTATTTGGATGTACTGCTTCTGGGTGTCTTCCTGGTGGTTGTCGTCCGCCATCATGATCTCAAGGCCGTACCCCGTCCTGATCCTGACGAAGGCGTCCGTGGCCTTGTTGTCCGGGACCATCCCCTCGCGTCGGTTGAGGTTGCAATGATCGTTGTTCTCGTCGATCATCTGGATGATGTGGTTCGAGGTGCTGTGTAGTTCTATGCCCCTTCTCGCCCCCGCCCTGCATGTCTTCGACTTGGTGTCGTCGTTGAGTTCTATTCTGTTGCCCGTGGCGGTCAGTATTCGTATGAAGTTCTCAGCGTTCCTGCCCTTCGGCAGGTCGTCCGGCTCGACGTCGCTCATCATGATCTGGTGGCCGTGGGCGCTCTTCCATACGGTCTTGCCCTTGAATATGTCGTCGCAGCCGTAGTCAAAGGGCTGTATTCCGCGCTCCCAATTGTTCTTGCCCTTCGGCTCCTTGACCGCGTCGTCCATCCAGAAGGTGTGGCCGCTGAGCGACGTCATCTGTATGCCCGATTGGGGCAGCGTGGTCTTGTCGACCTTATTGTTCTGCGGGGTTCCCGGCCCAGAGTATGGGCGGCATTCGCTCCTGTGCTTGAAATAGGGGTTGGCGCACTGCCCCTCCGCGCTGCCGCTCTGGCTGGCGGAGGTGTTGGCCTCGCCGCCGCCCACCATCATCACGTTGGGGGCGACCGGCGTCGTGTCGCCGAAGGTCTTGGTGGGACAGGTGTCGACCTTCTCTATCGGCTCGTCGCCCTCGTTGCACTTGGTCAGGTCGCCGCTGCCGCACGGGCAGTCCGGATGAGCCCATTGCGCCGCGGGATGAACCCTGTCGTCCTTGAATATCAGGTGGTTTCCCTGTGCGGATTTGATCTCGAGGCGCTGCCATCGGAAGTTGCACTTGTAGTTCCCGTCGACCATCTTGATCATGTGCTTCTGGGGCGTCTTCCATCCGTAGATGTGCGGGTAGGTGATCTTGTTCTTGGCCTCGGGGTCGCTCTCGAACTCGCTCACGCTGTCTATGTCCAGGCCGTTGTAGTTCTCCGTGTTCCAAGGCGGAAAGACCTGCGTCTCCTGCGGCCCCACTAGGTATCCGCTCCTGTGCCCCCTGTGGATTTTCTCGTACTCGGGTACGGGGATGTTCCACCCTTCAGACCTGTCCCTGTCCCAGGTCGTTCCCAGGTAGTACGGCCACTGGCGGTTGCCCGCCTCGAAAATAAGGCAGAGCTTCGACCCCGCCGGAGGAACCCATGTGCATCCGCAGTCGTCGAATCCGCCTTGGCTGGATATCGGCCAAGCCCAAGGAAGGGATTTGACGTCGGAATTGGGAGAATGCTGCAGGGGGCTGAAGTACCTCACTCTTCCTTGCTTGAATATGTCTATCGTGTCGATGCATATCGCCGTATGCATCCCGTAGATCGTTTCCTGTTGTGCGAAGGTCTGCCAATTCGTGCTCAATTCGCTCTTGACCATGGCCTTTATGCCATATCCCATCTCGGAGAAGCGCTCCTCGACCTGGGCTAGTCTTTGTTCGACAGACCGGAGGCTATCTGGTATTGAAAGGTGCGCGTTTCTTGATATTTCTTGTGCCATACGTCTTATTCACATGTGTTTTCTAGTATCGGCCCCCCGGAGCCGAGGCCGCCCAGCGGCGTCCCCGAGCTCACATTGACGCTGCCTTGAGAAGTGATGTATATTTTTAGAGTAGTCGTGTAACTCCCAAGAGTTATCGAATGGTTTATGGCTTTTATGTGCCACAGCCTGTTTGTAAACAGTTCGTTGCATTGAGGTTTGGCCAGCCAGTCGCCGCAGCCAGGACCACGTATGGCGAATGGATTTATCACGACCACAGAAATTACGCTAGAGTTTTGAAACTGGCAGAACCTAGCGTCTGGGTTTCCTACAATCTTCAGATCGGCCTCTACACCTGGATTCACTATGCTGGTTACGATGTTGGCTCTATTGTGTGCTATTTCTGACTTGAGGTTCTCTTCATTGGCCACTTTGACTCCGTAACTGTCAAATGCCTGCTGGGTTATTGTCGCCTGAAGTTGCGTTCCCGCCTCTACACCTTGTTTCGTTGCGTCTTCGCACCTCTCGTTCTCTGCAAATTGGTTGGAGGATTTGTTGGGGCCCGATGTGTCTCCGCCAACTCCGAATGTGTTGATGGCGTTTATTATGTTCATTGTGGGGGTGAATTCTATTACAGAACTACACTTTCCTCCATTCACTATGAAAGTTCCCAACGAATTCTGACACCCCTGCGACTCGCCCGGTCCCGGCTGGGGATCCTTCAGGAGGACCAACTCGTCTGGCTTGTCGGGAGAGAAAAAGGGAATGATGCCCTTGTCGCACTTGCCGTCCTTTATCCGGAAAGGTCCGAGCCAATGCATTATCGTCGACAACCGGTTCAGATTGTCTGATTGCCAAACGGCTATCGGTGGGTCTTTGGTTCTGGCCCATTCGAATTTGACGTCCTTCAATTTTCCATCCGGCTGGAGTTCCACATACCTGACTCTTATGGCCGGCTCTTGAGCACAAAGGTTTTCTATTGCCGATTCTATGTCTGTCGGGTATTCGTCACTTCCCTTTATTCCATCCTCTCTCATCACTTCAAGAAGCTTGTCATAAGCAACTGCTTCTATTATGTACTTTATTTTTCCTTCGCTATAGTTGACATCTATTTGGTGTATGCTTGCCCTGAATGTAGGAGACTTTATGAGCTCTGGCTTGGGAGAATTGCACCTGCTCATTATCCAACCCCACTGAAAAATCAATTCGGATCCTTTTCCTACTCTTTTTATGCATTTTCTCAAGGCGTCTGCCACGGCTCCCAAAGTGCCGCCCGCCTCGTCTACGATCTCCACTTTTACCGAAGGGGTGTTCTCCCACCCCACCTCCAGAGACTTTATTATGGCCGTGTTGCGGTCTCCGACGAAAGATTCATTGCCCACGGTTATCTTGTTTGATTCTTGTCCGAACTTTACCCAACACCACGGCGCGAAGCTCTCCGCTTGAGGCGGAGTCTCCAGAGACTTGCACAGGTAGTTGCTTATGCAGCCGGCGAGGCAGTTGGGACTAGCCATAGATGTTCTCCGGCAGAGTTATGGTGCGCCCCGCCTTGAACTCCGTCACATCCTTCATCTCGTTGGCCTCCAGTATCTTCCACCAAAAGTCTGGCATGCCGTATTTGTCGAAGGACATCAAGTCTGGCCTGTACTCCATTCCCGGCGTTATGACCGCAACCTGATCTTTGGGGGAAGGCACGAACTTCTTTCGCTTGTATGTCTCGAAAGTGATGATCCTCTCGTCAGAGTAATAGACAACTCTGCTGTCGGAGTATCGACTGACGTTGGTGACGAAGTCCGTAGCCCTAAGATTGGTGAACTCTATTTTGTTGGCCAATTTCATCTCCCCGATATGAAGATTCTGTCCTGTCCGGGGAGGTCTGAGCTCTTGTAGACGACGTCCCAAGATGTGTCTATGTCGAACTTGTAGGGCACGAATGTCTGTTCGTCCCAGGCCACCTCGGTGGGGAACTTAACAGAGTAACTCTTCAGCACTACGCAGATCTCCTGGCCCTCACTGATTATCCTGCCGCATTTGAGCCTGCATATGGGAGGCGGCACAAAAGGAGCCCCGTTCTCGCCGTTCCTGGGATACGCGGCGCTTTGAATAGCCCTCAAAGCACGGAGGTTGTACTCGACGTCTGACTCCGTCGACACCACCATGTGTATCTGCATCGAGATCGATCTGTTATCCGACTGCGAGTAGGTCTTCAAGGGGGAAGACCTGCCGATTACGGGCTCGTCCGCGTAGGAGACGGTCTTCGAATCCGTTATGTCGGGCAGCACCTTGAAATCCAAGGTAAACTCGCTCTCCTGCATCCCGCAATCCGCGCACGGGATGATGATGTAACAATCCTTTATCTTCTTTAGAGCACCGCCTATAATTGTAGCAGCAGGCATTTTACACTTCTCCCGTATTCACGACGCTTCTGTTCGCAAGCCCGCCAGGAACACCGAAC